TCCTCATCCCAATTTTTACCGTCTTTGATCATTTTAGATATTGATACATAGCTCTCAGCCAATTTGGCAACTACTATTTCATCGCTAAAATCATCTTCAAGTTCTAATATCATAATATTTCCGTCCTTTTTTCTATTTCGCGCTGGATATACCAGATTGCTTTGTTTAAATCTTCAACGGCGTCTTTCTTTAAATCACAACGCCAAATATACTTTAATGCATTACCAAGGTTAAACCCCATGTGCTCAGTAATCTGAATGCACTCAATGCCCGAGGGATGATCTGTGTAATGTTTAGGATGATTGACCGGGTCGTGCATGTCGCAGCTCCTTTAGTTCTTTTTCCATAACCTTAGCCTCTGCTGTAGAGTCACAAACCCAAATACCCAATATGTCTTTGTACATGCTGGTATCAATGTCTTCTACCCCGGCAATGGTTTCCATAACATAATGGCCTTTGAGGCGATGTTCAACAATAAAAGTGCTCATAGTTGTAACTCCTTTTTAATAAACTCAATACCTTTTATAAAATGGTAACGCCAGTACTTCTCTGTAACTCCAACATCTACGTAATTTAACCCGTCTAAAAATGCCTCAATTACAAACTGCTGTTTTTCGGGCATTCTTTCAGAAATTAATCGTTTAATGTCAATAACATCTTCTGTGTCCCAGGGGAGCCAGCCTTCCACAACTTGTGAAGATATTGTTTCCGTGTCATCTTGTTCAATGGGGTCAATGTCCTCATCTGATAATCGGGGCGCAATAGCGCATATTTTGTGCTTTGTTTTTGTTTTTAGCTTCATGCTTATAATAATGCAAAATTTAGGGACTCTAACAGGGCTTCTTGTAAATTTATTTTGCCCTCTAGTACTTTGACCACTTGCTGATCAATACTATTAGACACTGTCAGATGGTGTATAATAACCGGCTTCTCTTGCCCTTGGCGGTAAATCCGTGCGTTGGCCTGGATGTAGTTCTCAGAACTCCACGGGAGGTCAAACCACACCGTTTGGGCAGTGTCACCAACGTTGCACTGTAGATTGATCCCGATGCCTCCCGATTGGGGATGGGCAAGGAGCATACGAATCTTGCCGCGACGCCACGCTTCGATGTTGTCATCGTCCAGGACCACAGCTTGCGGGAATTGAAGTCGTAGTCTTTGGAGTGAATGTTTGAAATGGTAGAAGACCAATGTGGGAGACGAAGATTCTTCCATGATCGACTCAAGATATTCCAGTTTGCTACGGTGTATTTCTTTCGTTTCTCCATCCGCTGTGTAAACAGCACCCGAGGTGAATTGCAGGAGCTTGTTCGCCAGTGTTGCTGCTGTTGGAGCTGTGATCTTTTCCCGCCCGATCTCAGTGACCATATCTTTTCTAAGTTGTTCATATTGGTTCCTTGCCTGTTTGTCTATTTCAATTTTGTGATAAAGCGACGTGCAGCTAGGTAGCTGCAAATAATCTTCAGCTTTAAGCGAAAAGCAAATATCTGAAATTTTGTCGTTAATAATCTGATCCGCATTAGGTTGTAGTTTCCATGAATAAATTACCCTTGTGTGCCTGTTCATTTGGTCCGGCGTCATGTACTTATCCCTAAACTTGGTAAGGCTAGTCTCCAAACGCTGCCCTAAGTCCAATATACCCACCTGTGACCAGAGATCAGCCATGCCCTGAGGGGTGGGTGTGCCCGTCAGAATTAAACGCCGTGAGAACCCCTTTAAATGCTTCTTAAGAGCCTTAAATCGTTTAGTGCTAGGATCCTTAAATCGAGAGGATTCATCTATTACTAAGTTAGTGAACACTAACTTAGGCTGAGCGTCACAAAGCCAAGCCACATTCTCTAGGTTAATCAAATACACGTCCGCCTGTGAATTGAGTGCCTCCAACCGCTGGGACGGAGTCCCCATCATCTTCGCGACTTTCAAATGCGCGAGATGGCTCCACTTTTCTATTTCTGTGTGCCACACTGTCTCCGCTACTCGCTTGGGCGCTATGATCAGGGTCTTCCCCGTAAACTGCTCCGCGATGATGGTTAGCGTCGTAGTTGTCTTCCCAAGCCCCGGGGGCAGGAATAATCCCATGTTTTGTATGCTCTTCGCTTTGTGGATAAGATCCTGCTGGTACTGGTGTAAGTTGATCCTGGAAAGCATGCAAAACCTCTTTTCGTTTTTTGTGTAACCAATCCGCAACTTTGTACAATTCTTCTTCTGTTACGTCTTGCTTAATTGTGTTTGCTAAACCAGAGATAAATACCACGTTGCCTTTAATGTATCCAAGCTCTGGAATAATTCTGTCTAATGACGGTGAGTTGTGTTTTTCGGTGTGCCCTTGACCAAAGACACCCCAACTTAATATGATTCCAAACACGGGGCATAAAGAGGTCATGATGGATTCTAAGTATTCTTTATCTAAATCAAACGCAACTTTTTTTTGTTTTGACCTACTTCTTGCGGAACTTAATGCATTCTGTATTTGATTTTGAATTGCATTTTTCCACACTTCATAAAAATATCCGGAATTTGATATATGTTGATAGCTGTACCCTCTAAAAATATATCCATCTTCGCGAAGGTCCCCTTGCTTAAATGGTTTTCCAGTTTTAGGATTTAATCGCTTCACGAATAAATTCCTCTATGTCGTCGTAGCTACGTAAAATATGAACAGGAAAACCTTGCTCACCTATTTGATCAAACACTAGGATCTGTCTTGGGGACAGTACTCCAGTCAAAGTTTTTAACTCCACTAGATGCACTTGGTTGTTCAGGAATACTATTCGGTCCGGCACTCCCGACACTGAGCTGATCCACTTGAACGTCAGGCCCCCCGATTCCACTACCCTTTTTACTAGGTATTTTTCTACTTGCTTTTCGAGCATACTTTTCCTTTTCATGCATACAGATTTTAAATATCTGACCGGCTAAGTGGCCTGAAAGATATGCACGTGTTTCATTTACAAAATTATCTTCCTCGCCTATATGTTCAGCCAGGTGATCTACTGCATGATTAACTTCATGAGCGATAGTATCAACCAACTCACTAAGGTTATCGTTAACGAGAGACATATCAAATACAAGAATGATGATTGCGTCTTTTCCATCGCCGATAAGNTGNGTTTCAGCNATTCCACAATCCAGCGCACTGGCTTTAAGTGTAACATCGTGGTCCTTTAAAATNTGTTGAAATACTTTGTCATCAAAACACAACTTCACAATNTCAGGAAAGAACCCAACNTTGAGCTTGTANTAGTTGTAGTTNTTTTTCTTNTTNANCATTAGTGTCTCGTATCTTTTGGCTTATTGAGCTTTTCTACAATCTCTTGCTGCTCTTCTTCAGATAAATCTTCAAGGGCCATAGAGTCTTTTAATATCTCGCCGGTCTCAACCATCTGCACAATGCCGCGCATCAGGGAGTTAAGCTCTTCTTGGGTAAAGGTGCCGTCGGCTAATAACTCATCAGCCCAGCCCTCTTCAAACTCTACTGTTTTCTTTTTCTTAATCATTTCTTTTCTTCCTTATAGTAAGACACGCCAGAGTTTGCATGAATAAGAATGGACTCATAGTGTCGTGGTAATTCTTTTAACATAATGTTTGTTGGATACTGCTTATCTTGTGTGTCTAATGAAAAGTAAACCTTTGATACATTAAAATCTTTGACTGCATTGTGCACAACTTGGTGATGCGGGTGCCCATACTCACCTTCTTCATTGTGCGTCAGTATAAAGTCGTACTTGATTGCCTCATTGCGAATGGCACGTATGGCTTCATCTGCGCACCATGTCTTTAAACTCAATGATCCTAAGTCACGGCCATGATCTTTAAACCCTAAAAACTTTGTGCTGATCTTACGGCGTCGCCAGTATCTTGCTATCTCACGGGCGCGTTTGTTCCACCAGTGGTGAGTCAGATAGACAATGCTCCACTCATAATCTGGATGCGCGTCCATGTATGCACTGGCAAAGATCACACAGTCGTCAGGGTGTGCAACGGCGACAAGGGCTTTCATTATACGTTCCTGTGGTATGTGTCATGCGGATGGGCCAACATGCTGGCAATCAATTCATCAGTGGAAAAGAACCACTGGATGACCTTCATGCCGTCTTGCTGGTAAATGGTAAAGCTCATTTTTTAAGTGCTTTCAAAATTTCTTTTAAAAGTCTAATAACTTCGTCTTCGTACGCTGTCATTTCTCTTGCGCCTTTCTTAGTATTGCTCTAGCAAATCTAATCATGTCGGTTGTATCAGGTTCAGATTCATCAATACAAGCAATTATTTCCTCATCTGTTAGTTCTTTTACTGGATGGGTATAGAGTGGAAACCATTTAAAACCTTGACTATCTACTTCTGGTTTTTTGTGAAAAGCAATCACACCATCTTGCCTAGCCCACGCT